ATTGCCACCAATCTGAGCAAAAACTTCCCATGTAGTGCCGTCGTAAATAAACTGAACACTAACACCATTGATATTACAAACTAAGTTTTCCGCTAAATTGGAAATAGTGGAACCGTTTCTACCAACTGTAAGATTGTTTGTGCCCCATGCGTTACCTGCGTCTGCTATTAGTACTTGCGCCCCAAGTGTGGGAGACGCAGGTAAAGTTACTGTGAACGAACCACCTGATGTATCAGCTAAAACACCTTCGCCAACAGCGGCAGTATAGTTAGCCGTCTTGGTCATATACTGGACAGTGTTACCTGTCGCACCTGTAGGACCTGTAGGGCCAGCCACGTTAGACGCAGCACCTGTCGGACCAGTGGGGCCTGCTACACCTTGATTGCCCTGTATACCTTGTACGCCTTGAGGACCAGTCGGCCCTGCGGTGCCTTGAATTCCTTGCGCACCTGTTGGACCAGTGGGACCTACAGCGCCTTGGGTTCCTTGCGCACCCGTTGGGCCAGTTGGTCCTGCTAAACCTGCATCACCTTGTGCACCAGTTGGGCCAGTAGGACCCGCTACGCCCTGTACACCCTGTATACCTTGCGGACCTTGTGAACCTGTAGGTCCTACGGAACCGGCAGCACCTTGTGCACCAGTTGGGCCTGTTGGGCCTACATTACCTTGTGGGCCAGTCGGACCTGCCACTGTACTTGCTGCGCCAGTAGGGCCAGTCGCGCCAGCAGGGCCGGTAGGACCTGATAAGCCAATAGATTGTAGGACAACAATTAGCTGATGATTGTTTGAAAAATTACTTGTACCTACACCACCAGAAGTTATCAACGTAACTGGCAAAGTTACATAGCTATTAGTAACTACTGTAGGTGTAGCACTTACTTGCCATTTTTGGTAATTCGCAGAACTATTTCTGTCTTGAAGAACTACCGTATCGCCTGTCTTTATAAACTCTAAAAAGACATCAATATCTAAGCCGCCTTGCTCTAAGTGACTTAGCGTTATCTGTGTCGCAGATATCTGTGTTGCGTTATTCCAATACAGATGCCCAGCCGAAGGGACTCCACTTGTTTGGGTCGTATCTGCTTGATATTCATAAAAACTAGATGATTGTCCATCAGCACCTGCTGCCCCCGTTGGTCCTGTAGGCCCTGCTGAACCTGCGCTTCCTTGTGCACCTGTCGGACCTGTCGGACCTGTCGGACCTACGGCTGTGCTAGCCGCCCCAGTAGGACCTGTGGGACCAGAACCTGTCGGGCCAACATTACCTTGCGGGCCTTGTACACCTTGAGGACCAGTTGGACCAGCGCTACCCTGATCACCTTGTGGGCCCGTTGGGCCTGTAGGGCCAACAACATTAGAGGCTGCGCCTGTCGGACCTGTAGGGCCAGAACCTGTAGGGCCTACCGCACCAGCAGCACCTGTCGGACCAGTAGGACCAGCGGCACCAGCAGTACCTTGAACACCTTGTATGCCCTGTACACCTTGTGGACCTGTTGGACCGGCGACGTTAGACGCAGCACCTGTAGGGCCGGTAGGTCCAGTTGTACCAGAAGTACCAGCCGTACCAGTAGGACCTGTTGGGCCTGTCGTACCAGAAGTACCAGCCGTACCAGTGGGGCCAGTTGGACCATTTGCACCTGCAGTACCAGCAGGGCCAGTAGGACCTGTCGGGCCATCTAAACCAATATAACCGGGGGAACCAGTAGGCCCTGTAGGACCAGCGACGTTAGAAGCAGCGCCAGTTGGGCCCGTTGGGCCTGTTGAACCAACAGTACCAGTAGGACCAGTAGGACCTAAGTTACCAGTAGGACCAGTAGGACCACCCGCAGGACCAGTAGGACCAGCAGTACCCGCAGGGCCAGTAGGACCGGCTGCACCAGCGGGGCCTTGTTGAATAAGCTCGATTACGTCGCTAGACGATGAAACAACTACTTGTATCTGGCTCATGGCTGTTCCTATCTAGTCACTTCCTTGCTTACCTCAACTTGACCTTCGAGTAGTCTAGTAACTACTCCAGCAGGAGAGATAACTTCTAAATCGTATACACCACAAAAAGTAGTAAGCGCAGCAGTGTCTGCGGCGGACACCAACAAAGTTATAAGGCCATTTGCCCCACCCACTGTTATGCGTCCATTTTCTGTAGTCAAAGTCAAAATAATAGTAGTCGCGTCTACAGTTTTGCGAATTTGCATACGCGCAGTGTAGCCAGTAACATTGACCGCTGTGCCGCTAGAGTCTTTCCAGACCAATGGCTGATTGTATGTAGCACCTTGCTCAATGTAAATATCGTATATACCAGCAGACATAGCCGCTCCTTAAAACGGTCGCATGCGCACATGCAACTGCACATTTCTGTATTCGCGAATCCGCGCGTTAGTCACAGCTTGTTCGTACAAACCTTTGTGCATTGCGGCTTGTTCTGTGTTTGTCCATTCTTTGTTGGGCGTACGTGCGATACGGTAGATAGCTCCGCTCACAAACGCATCAACCCAACGCTGATAAACAAATTTTGGTATGCCACGCGCGGTGCGCGAAGGCTTTAACACCACACGTACAGTCAATGGTAAAACTGTGTCTGGGATAGGAAACAGACGAATCTGTGTTTCCTGTACGATCCAGAAATCTGTCGGCTGTCCAGTACGTGTCAAATCTTCAGGGTTAACAAGCCGCTCGTCTGTATGCGTGATGTTTATGTTGTCTACCTTCGCCCACAACACAGACTCAATTACAGCGCAATCAGTGATGTCGTATAGTGCTTGATCAATGACGGTGTTCTGCGTTGTTATGTTTTCGCGCCACAACTGAGTGCGGGAGAAAAAATCTTCAGCGATAACGCCGAGTTCTCTGTTAATAATTTCAAGCGGGCACCCGGGCACATCAGGTGTTATTAGCGGGTGAAAGGTTTCCCAGTAGACGGTTGACATTATCTATCCTCCGGGTTTTCTTTCTGTTCGCTGGTGTTTATTCCGTTTAGCGCATCCATCATAGCTTGGTAATACGCAGCAGCGCGTTGCGCGTTACCTGCCTGCTCGACATCCTTGCTATAAGCGCGGTACATCATATAATCAAGCAGTGTGTTGGCGTACGTATCATCAAGATTGATGGTTGTAGTAGTTGCTGGGTTCATTAACTGTTGCTCAGTTAGCGAATGCGCGGCAGGGAAAGTAGAATAAACAATCTCAAGTTGCGCAGAAGTAGTAGCGGGCGGGTATACCAAAAATTCTTTTGGTAATCGATGGTCAAACATGTACTTCTCTATAGTAATAGAGGGGTTTACAGTATTCCACCCGGGCAATTGATCGTCCATAGTTTGACGATCTACAAGACGTATAGTTCGTTTAGACGACCCAGTGGCTACATTCGAAATAACCTCTAATAGCCGCTGGGCGTTTTGAAATGCTTCAATAGACTGTCTATAACCGGCGGAGCATGTAAAGTTACCTACCTGCGCGTTTGCGTCTGGGCGACGATTGACAATCTCACGATAACCATCGTTTAGCCAATACTGAAGTTCTACTGCTGGCCACCGTGCTGCTGTGGGGTCCTTGAGTAGAACTAACGCTCTGCTAATCAGGTCTACAACTTTTACTGTCGCCATTTCATTAGTCCTTAGCCAACTAAGCCGATCGGCTCAGTGTCTGGAGGGGCAGCTTGTTCTTGAATCTCTACAGGAGCAACTTCCTCGCTGGTTATTTCAGCCGATTCTACTATAGGGGTTTTAGCGGGTCTACCACGCTTACGGGGGCCATCATCAGGCATAACGTCCGGCGCGGCAAGTAGTTGTCGGCCTTCTTCGGTAAATATCATGTCGTCGCCGTTAAGCTGACCAATAATTATCCATTTGCCATCAAGGCGTACACGCGCTCTGCCTCGGCAGACTTCACCACCTAGTTTGTCAACAAGTTCGTAGACAGTCATCAAGTCCTCCAAAAATTAAAGGGGGCCGAAGCCCCCCGTTTTACTGTTTAGGCTGGGGTAGCCACTGCACCCAACAGTGCGACCCATGTAAGGCCGGTCGAACCGATTTGGATACACTCAACTACTTGCTGCTGACCAACCACCAGTGCGGCGTTTGCTGCTGCGCCGTTGATGGTGCCACCAACTGGTGGGTATACCTTGATGTCCTGAGCGGAGTCAAGGTTAGCGATGACTACGCGCGATTGCGCGGCCATGCCTTCAGGCAGAATAACACCATCGTTATCTGCGGCGACTACAGTAACAGTTGCAACTGCGCCGGTAACGGCGGTCGCGCCTGCTTGGGTTTGGGTAGCACCGGCGGTGATGCCAGTCTGAACGCCACCAACAATTGCTGGGAACTGAGTACCTGCCATGATTTTCTCCTAAATAAAAGAGGAAGCGGGGGCCGAAGCCCCCGTTTATTACGATGCCGAACCGACTTGAGCTAGAACCAGAGCTTCTGGCTTCACCACTTTGCGGCCATATACTGCAAGGCCACGAACGATGTCGCCAAAGTCAGTCTGGTTACGCAGAGGCTCAGTCTTGTTGACGGTCATTGCGAAAGCAACGGCGTCTTTGGTACCAGCAATCATGGTACGACGAGCTTTTGCGTTAGCCACAGCACCGCCGGTAGCGGTATCGGACAGGCCAGCAACCAGTGCTTTACCAGCAGCGCCCTTCGGCAGCAGGTTCGATACATAGACCGTAAAGCGGTCCAACATACCGATCTTGCCCGAACGGATGGTGCTCTCTGGGTCACCAGTGAAGTACGCCTGAGCGATGTTCGACTGCATCAACAGATGACGGTCAAACGGGGAGATCAGCAGCCAGCGGCCAGTCTCAGGGACGTTTTGCTCGTCCAGAACCGACGACATACGCAGGATAGCGTTCAGGACGTTAGCTGCGCTCGACTGATCGATCGGGGTTGTATCGGTACCGAGGTTGTAAGCAGCAGAAATTGCGCCTGCCGAACCACCCTCGTTAGCGTTAGCTGGACCCTCGGTCACGAACGAGTTAAAGAACACTTCGTTCTCAATCGAGATTTTCAGTTGCTTGGCTGCGTCTTCGGTAAACATGTTCATCAGGTCGATGTCCGACTGATAGCCGAGCACGTCGCTGACCTGAACGCCGAAGTACTTACCCTTGTTTACCTGAAGATCAGTGTAAATCGGGGTTGGGACTTCATAGCTCAGATTGTTACCGACTTCGTAATCAGAGATGCTGATTGACGGAGCGAGGCGGATACGCACGGTATCGCCTTGGTTTTTCAGTTCACCTTCCCAAGTCGTGTTAGCGATCTCGGCAAGCATGGTGTTCTGGTAGAACTTAGCGTTCAGCTTACCCGACCAGAGGGTCGGAATAAAAGCACCAGAATAGCTAGGATTGGTGTTAAACGGCGCGTTAGCCGGAAATACAGTAGCCATGACTTACTCCTAAAGAAAGATCAAAGTTGGTTTCGATCAAGGCTACTGACTTGTATTACGCTGTGACGCGTCCTTCAAGATAAGCAGCATCGATCTCGGCTTCAAGTTTTTTAGCTTCTTCGAACTTGCTAGTACGAGTCAACTCTGCAACCTTCTGGAACATCCTCTCCACTTCCCTCGTGGTATAGGACTTTCCTTTCTGGCTGACCGGAGTCTGCGATGTAGCAGTTCGAGTCGGCTGAATTTGACGTTCAACTTCTGATTGCCGAGTGTCGATCTGTGGGGCTGCTTGTGTATCACGGAACAACTTAACATAATACGCAACGCCTTCAGCATCGCCACGAGCGTAAGCGTCTTGCGCGATTACACGACGTGCAGAGCGCAAAATAGGATCGAACTCATCAAGCCATGCTATCCACTTAGGGTCGTCATTGATTTGATCAAAGTCTGGTACTAAATATCGCAGTCTCTGATCGAATGACACTTCCCCAACGCGGGAGTCTGTCTTTACAAGCTCATCACGCAACTTTGCGTTTTCCGCAGCTAAAGCTTCTAGCCGCGTCTCAAAGTCCGCCGCGACTTCACGCGCCACCTTACGCTGTACTTCAATAAGATCGGCACCAAAAGTCTCAACATCAGCTTCGGTTACGAGCGATTTCTTGTTTAGTTCCGAGCGTTCAACAGGCTTTTCAGCTTGTTGGTTACGCAGTTGAGTAACATAGGTTTCAAGTTCTTTGACTTTTGCATGCAGTCTTGGAACTTCAGCGTCGTACATACCTTGAAGGGTACGGTACTTCTGCTGCCATGTTTCCTCTGGTACCTCACCAGTCTTCGTCTCGTTCGGCTTTGTTTCAGCGTTCGGAGCAGGCTTCTCTTCACTTACAGGCTCTGCTGGCTCTGGAGCGGGTTCTTCCGGTGGAGTTTCCTCGGGCGGGGGTTCCGCGTTCCCAGCTAGCTGCTTCTCAAGTTCCTCGATTTCTTTCAACTGCTGCGCTACTTGCTTAGGCAATGCCATAGTGTTTCCCTTTCAGCTCCAACTCTGCCATACCGCTCCTCGAAGGTGTGCAGTCAGACATAATGGTTTGCTACGGTTGATATTCGGCTATTTAAGCCGCTCCAAAACTGAAGGTGCTGTTTCCAGCGCCTCCAAAAAATCTTGCAAAACCTTGGCTTGCCCTTGGAGACGGCGAAGCAGATGCTCATCGTCAGCGATGACGAGAGAGGTTTTGACTTCTTCCAGCTTTTGTCTAAAGAGCTTAGTTAAGCCTTCGTGCTCTTGGCCCCTATACCGAGATAGCAAGCCTAAAGTCGTACGATCTGGCTTAACTCCTATGAAAAGATTCATATATAAATGTTAAGCACTATATAGAGCTTTTGTCAACAAATTAAGACAAAAACTCTAGTTTGTACAGTGTGCTGTCAATTAAAGCGACAATTTCGTCAATAAGGTTCTGCAATTCTGAATCAGGAACCATCATCATGCGGTTGTCGTCTATATAACGGCGCAAGCCTTTGAGCATAATAACTGCGTCAGCCTCGCGCTTAAACGGCACTTCTGGGAAGTTAATCAGCCCGTACCGGCCTTGGTAAGCCTCGGCCAAAGAGTCAGTCTTACCCACGATTTCTTCGTAGAACTCGCCCAACGCCTTATGCGCGGCGAAGCTACGAGTACCCAAGTGCATGATGTGCGCGTTAGTCCGCGCGTGGAATAGTTCCATCATTAAAGCTGCGCAAGACGGGGTGGTCATACCTTTAATAGCCATAATTAAACTCCGTTAGGTCTAGGGGATACCATGTTCGATTCCCTACCGCCTACCTGAGAACCGTCGGGTAACATGTTCTTGGGTGCCTTCT